TGTTCGACCGACGCACAGTGTCTAGCATTATTTTTGATGCAGCATCAGGCCCTGCGCAGGTAACGCCAGCATCACCTGAGCCGTATTACCAAACGCAGTTGACCATAACGTTTGAAGCATATGTAGACTGACGCCAGCCAACTACCGTTCACAACATGGCTGTCACTGTTTTGTCCGGTACGTCCGGCGCTCTTTACTACAAACCCGCCGGCACTACTGGCACCTTTGGTGAGGCCAACGTTAATGCTGGTTCGGACACTATCACCGTCCAAACCTACCTGAATTTCAAGGCTGGCGATCCTGTCAAGTTCCGCGTGGTCAACAGCCAAACCGGCGGCTCTGGTTCTGGCACCTTGCCCGCTCCGATTTCGTCTGCCACCACTTACTACGTTCTCAGCTATACCGCTAACACTGGTGCGCTGACCGTCTCGACCGCTGCTGGCGGCACCATCCTGCCCATCACCGACGATGGTACTGCCGTTGCTCCTAATGAGTTCGAGGTGTACTACGCCGACTACGCAGCTGTTGGGCAGGTGCAATCTTGGTCCTTTGAGATCAACCGCGCTGAAATCGACGTCACCACCATCGGCCAAACCGCTGGTCAGTACGCGCCGTTCCGTGCTTACATTCCTGGCTTTGCAGATAGCAGCGGCACTGCTACCGTCTATGTGACCAACGAGGACGCTGCACTGTCCAACCGCATGGTGGAAGATGTGCTGCAGCGTCAGCAAGTCGGTTGCGCATTCAAGTTGTACACCGACCTGCAGGCAACCGAAGCCCTCAGCCGCAGTATCAGCATGGACGCGGTGCTGCTTACTGCTAGCCTCAATATCAACCCAGACGATGCGCAACAGGTGGAAATCACATTCCGCCCGACCGGTGCGCCATCGTTTGACTTCAGCACGAGCGCCTGATGTCTACTGCACTTGCACGCCTGAAAAAGGCAGCTAATCTGACGCCCTCAAAGCGGACTGTCGTTCTCAATGACGGCAGCGAGTTTGAGTTTTACGCGACGCCGCTGACCATGGCCGAACGTGAACGGGCGCAAAAGATGCCCGGTGGTGATGAAACCAATGGCTTTGCTCTCAACCTGCTTATTACCAAAGCAGTTGACGATGCAGGCCAGCGGCTGTTCCAAGCCGGTGAAATCGCTGAGCTGAAGAACGAAGTGCTCGATAGTGACCTGCAGGCGATGATGCTTGCAATCATTACCGACCCGGAGGCTACCGAAGAGGTAGACATGAAAAGCGCTAAAGGCAGAACTAAAGCGCGATAACCTGCTGATGCTGCAACTAGGTGTAGCCAAAGAACTGGGCTACACCTTGACACGGCTGAAATCAGAGCTGACCATAGAGGAACTACTTCTGTGGTCGGCTTATTTTGATCTGATTAACGAAGAGCAAGAACGTAGAATGAAGCAACACCGACGGTAGGCCGTGTCTGTCGTAGCAAACGTTGCTATTAACGTTGACAGCCGTGGCGCAGTCAATCAACTCAAGCAGGTTGAAACACGCGCTCAAGCGACTGAACGCGCGTTTGGGGCGCTTCAACAGGCAGCAGCAGCATTTGGTGCTGGTTTTGCTTTGTCTAAAGTTATTGCTGATGTACGAGAATTAGACACTAATTTACGCAGACTGGGCACCGTTGGCGGTGACGTAAAAGCTCTTGACAAGGAACTTGGTACGCTTAGCAAGCAACTTGATGGAGTTGCCAGCAAAGCTGAACTTGCAGCTGCTAGTTACCAAGCATTATCTGCAGGATTTACCGATACCGCAGGCAATATCAAGGTTGTTGAAGCCGCAACCAAGGCCGCGGTAGGCGGTTTAGCCGATACAACTCAAGTCACTGCTGTGCTGACAAAAACGCTAAACGCGTACAACATGAGCGGAAGCCAAGCAGTTAAGGTAACGGATAGTATCAGCAAAGCTATTGAGTTTGGTCAAGTCGAATGGTCTGATTACACCAGTCAACTCGGGAGAGTTGCGTCTATTGCCGCCATCGCCGGTGTCAGTTTAGATGAAGTTAATGCATTTATTGCTGCTGCCACAAAGAATGGGGCCACTGCTGAAATTGCATTTACAGGCCTTGGAGCAACACTCAATACATTGCTGCAGCCAAGCAAAGAAAGCACGGAAGCGGCCGCAGAACTTGGCATTCAATGGAACTTGGCTGGACTCCAAGGCAAAGGATTTGACGGTTTAATTGCTGAACTTGCCAAAAAGATGGGCACCAATCAAGAAGCGGCGGTCCGCTTGCTTGGTTCGCAAGAAGCGCTGCGTGGTGCATTTGCAGCAGCAGCAAAAGGCGGCAAAGATTATGAAGCAGCATTGACGGCGATCGGCGGAGCAGCCGGCAAAACCGATCAAGATTTTCAAACAATGAAGACAAGTGTTGAAAATCAACTTAAGGCTTTAGATACAGCATTTAAGAATTTAAGTGAGGCACTTGGTTTGGCATTTGGTCCGGCTGTGCTCAAGTCAGTCACTGATTTAACTGATACTGTTAATGGATTTGCTGGCGCAATTAAAACGATACCACAGCCAGTAGCTAGCGCTGTTGTTGAGCTTGTCAAAATCGTTGCGCAAATGGTACTGCTGCAAAAAGCAATGCAGGCAATTATTGCCTTGCGCGTTGGCTTTGTTGCTGCAATGACAGCTTCTACCACTGCGGTAGCAACAAGCGGCACGGCAGCGGCGACTACATCCTCCGCTTATGCGCTTTATGCGAGAAATACCCAAACTCTAGCTGCTCAGTCAGCGGCCGCCACCGCAAAAGTGACGCCACTTGGCAATGCGCTTCGCAGTATTGCAAGCATTGGCATTATCACTGTTGGAATAAATTTGATTGTTAATGGCCTTTCGAATGCAATAAGAGCTAATCAAGAAATTGCAAAGTTGCGAGGCCAAAGGGCTGCAGGTGGAGCAGCGGCAATGTACGGCGGTACTGCGCCCGCAGAATCCAAACAAGCGGCGGCGCAAACTCTTAAAGCCATACAAGCAGAAAGAAAACGCGGAGTCCCTGTTTCCACTCGTGCTCTCGGATCACTTGCCGGCCTATTTGGTCAACAAACGCCAGCGGATGTGCTTGATCGAATAAATGTATTGCGAGAGCGGGAATTGGCTGCTAAAGGAGTGCTTGGATTGCAAACTAGGGCTGCAACTAATGGCACAGGTACAGGTGCGGGCACAGGTACAGGTGCGGGCGCAGGTGGCGGTGACAGCGGTAAAAAGAAAAAAGGAAAGACTGACGCAGAACGGGCCGCTGAACGCGCAGCGCGAATCCAAGCGGAAATTCAAGGGTTACAGCGTCAAACCGCATTGACCAAACAACTTACATTCCTTGATGAGCAAATTGCCAACGCAGAAGCAGATAAAAATAAAGAATTGATAATAACACTGCAAGCTGAAGAGAAAAAATTGCGTCTTGCTTATCAACTTGCAGATGAGCTAGCTAGGGCACAGACCCAAGGGCAACGCGATGCAGCACTTGCAAATGCAACAGCAGAAGCTGATCGCATCCGCGTTGGTGCCGCCATCGAGATGTCCAAGCAAGAAGAGGAACGTTACGAGCGTTATCAAGATTTGCTTACTGGCCTTGACCGTGAAATTCAACTAGCCGGCATCAAAGATGAAGCCGCCAAAAAACTTCGCCAGATTGAATTTGACATTGCTGATTTACGCAAGGAAGGACTTTACACAGAAGAACAGCTTTTGGCAATCCAGCAAAAGCGCATGGCGCTAATTGCAACTGACACCAAAGGGCCTGGTCAAAAACGCATGGAGGAATTACGGACAGAGCTAATAAATCTTACAAATCTTGAAAACATTTCGATCACTGCAGCAGACAACATTGGCACTGCTTTTGGTCAAGCATTCCAAGAGATTATCAACGGCTCGTCCAGCGCACAAGAAGCGCTCGCCAACATGATGCGGAGCATCGGTGAAAACTTTATCAACATGGCCGCCCAGATCATCGCCAAGCAGACCACAATGGTCATTCTTGGCACAATTCTCAAAGCCTTGGGTATCGGTGGCGGAGCCTTCGGAGGCGGCGGTTTCTCCAGCAACGCGGCAGGTTTCGGCGGCTCCGTTGATGCTGGAATCCCCGCCTTGCCAAATATCCCCGACTACAGCGGTGCCTTCCGCGCCAACGGCGGCCCCGTTTCCGCTGGAGCACCCTACGTTGTCGGTGAGCACGGCCCCGAACTATTTGTTCCGGGACGCAACGGCAGTGTTAGTTCCAATGACAACCTGCGTAATGCCATGGGCGCCGCACCCGGCAGCGGTTCGCCGGTGCTCAACATGAGCTTCCAGACAACCAGCATCGGCGGCGTAGAGTACGTCAGTAGAGACCAGCTGGAGGCGGCCATGGCCGAAACCCGCCGCCAAGCCACCCGCGACGGCGCCAATCGCGGCATGACCATGACCTTGGATCGCATTAAGCAATCCCCGCAAACCCGTAGCCGCATCGGTATTCGCTGATGGCAACCTTTCCTGAGATTGTTCCAACAGCCCGCAACTTCAAGCCGGGCGTGTACCCACAAAAGACATACCGCGCCCTAAGTGGTGCTGTCGTCAAACGCACCTATGGCAATTCACCATATGGCGCTCAGCTTGAAATTGAATTTGGCAATATCCCAGATGCGACAGTTGTAACCCTGTTGGATCATTACCGCAGTCAGACCGCTGCTAACCGCCGCTTTATTCTCAGCAGCAACGTCACCGCTGGAATGTCCAGCGCATTGGCCGCCCGCGCCAACGCCAGCATCGACGGCCTTCGCTGGGAATATGCCGGCCCACCAGAAGTAGAAACCGTCCGCCCCGGAACCAATAACGTCCGCATCAATCTCGTTGGTGAAATCCGCAATCCCCTACTCGACGACTGATGGACATCCGCATCTGCCAGTTCTTCGACCTGACCACGAGCAGCGGCAATCGGCATTTATTTCAGAACTACTTTGCGAACGAAAACAAAACCTACGCAAACCGCAACTATTCCTTCGCTCCTTTCCGTGCCGAAGGTGCCATTGCCAGCCTTAACGGCGAGAATAACGTCCTGCAGATCCTGTTTCCCAACTTAGAGATTAGTGTCGCCATGCTTCAAGCCGGCGACGGCAACCGCCTCAGCACGCTGGAGCTGACGACTGTTTGGCTTACCGCTGACGGCAACTACACCAACAACATCCAAGTCGAATACTACGTCGGCGTCGGCAGCAGCATTAGTGACACCACGGTGGAACTCCGCTTTCGCTCAGCCATCGATAGCGTCACCAGCAACTTCCCCAACCGCATCCTCACCCGCGAACTTGTCGGTCCGCTGCCGCTTGACGCCCAGTTGGTTTTGCAGTGATCAACGTCAACGACCTAATCGGACTGACCTATGGCTGGGGCCACCGACCGGACGACAACAGCGGCTTCACCGATTGCTTTCAGTTAGCCTGCGAAATCCACCGCCGCTTTGGCTTGGCGGATTACGCACCGGCTTTTGACTGGGTCTACAGCGAGTTCGACGACGATACCTTTCCGCGAGTTCGCATGGCCCGCTGGCTTTTGCAAAACGGCAGCCGCTTGACAACACCCCAACCGGCCGCCGTCATCTTGCTGCCATCAGACATTGGCGCAGCTCTTGGCACCATCATGGACGACGGCAGCACTGTTTTCATTGGTCCGTCTCATAATGTAGTAAGAGCCAAGCTGCCAGAAGGCACCGGCCAACTTTTTTGGATGGAGCGATGACCCGCAAGCTGCTGCCCTACGAGCATGACCTCATCGCTGCCCTTGGCATTACCAAAGAAGAGTATCTCGACTTCCTCGCTGTTCAGCAGGCATATACCGACTCAAAAGAGGGGACAGTTTTTGATGTTCAGAATGCTCCGGTGGCCGCCATTGTTCTTGCTGTCATAGGACTTATTTTTCAAGTTGTTTCGGTACTGCTGACACCCAGACCAGAGATTCCTTCAATTTCGGCAGCTGGCGGTGAACGCCAAACCCGTGAGCAACGGTTTTCCCCGCGGTTTGGCTTCAACAGCGTCCAAGAACTTGGTAAATACGGCGACACCGTCCCGCTGGTTTACACCGACCGCTCCAGCAGCGGCAACCCCAACGGCGGCATCCGTGTTGCAGGTTCGCTGCTGTGGTCCGCAGTCCGCAGTTACGGTAGCAATCAGTTTTTACAAATGCTGCTGTTGGTGGCCGGTGGTGCCATCACTCGCATCGACCCGCTTAAGTTGGCTTTTGGTCAGGCAGTCATCACTGACCTGATTGCCCAGAACAAATGGGTCTACTTCAAAAACAATGCCACTGGCGCATTGAGCTGGGCTAACGAGCTGAACGCTAATGGCGATTCCGACCCGACTAAATACGGCAGCTCAAATGACAATCCATACCGCATACAACCTAGTAGTACCGTCAACAGTCGCGTTGATGGATTCAGTCAAGCGTATTCACCTAGCAGCTCAAGCATTTTTGGTGGTTACAGTCCAGTACCGCTAAATGTCTTCACCTACCTCCGCAACGAGGCTGGCGATAAGTCCGGCCGCAACGTTGACATTTACGTCTCTGCCCAGCCTTGGAGCACTCCTTTAGCGCCGCTGTCGATAGGTCAAACACTGCAACTGCAGTTCAAGTCAACTGCCAATCCACCGACCGGCACCACGTTTGATGATGACTTGGTGCGTAGCGCGATGGATACACGTCGTGCACTCGCCAGTGTCTTCGACGATGCAGGCATCTTCAAACTCGGCTCAGCTCGTTTCCGAGTCAACCGCATCACAGGAACAACAACCGACGAAGGCGACTTTTTCGTTGACCTGACCTGTTTTGAAGCTGGAGCCGCACCATCGCTTGCGTATGGCACCACGCAGGTTTCCGACACTGGTTCTGAGTACAAGACGGATCCAACTTATATCATGAATCGCAATATCGTTAATTACATACTGAATGAAGATGACAGGGATACACTAGGCGACGCCTCGTCAAGTTTGCCGGAATCGCAAAGATTCACCGTTACCACAGCCGAAGATTTGCTGCGTTCAGGCGAGATATGGACTTTAGAATTCAACCCTGATGACGGCGCACGTTACTTCGCGTTTAAGCGATACATTGTCGATGCCGAGAAAGGAACAATCAACGAGTTCTTAGCAGCTCAAAGGCAAGCAACTACCGGCAGTGATGATCAGTTTTACCTCAAAGCTATAACCCGCATTGAGGAGGCTTCATACACCACAGTGTCCCAGTGCAATATCGTTGACCTTGCCCTAAAGGCACAGGTCTACCGCCGCATTTCCGGCAGGCAGCAAAGCTACGGCAGCCAAAGACGTGAAGGCTATGCCGTAAGCGATAACGGCATCCAACAGCGCTCGTCCATGTTCCTGCTGCGCTACAGGATACCTGGTACTAGCTTTACTGCTGTGCCGGGCATTTTCGTTGTACGTCGTGCCGCGGAACAAGATAACTTCATCTACCTCAAGTTCAACGGTGGCGGTGTTCCGCAAAACTGGCAATTCCGCTTGGAACCAATTGTTGATCCACTAGCCGAAATCGCCAAGCGTGGCTTTTTGCGTCAGTCCAATGGCCGAGTGAGGTACTTCTACCTGCAAAACTCAGGCGATGCCACAAAAATAGACATCGGCAATGGACGTGAAGTTTACTTTACCGGCTTTACGCAAGACAGTTTGAGCAATGGTATGCCGCCATTGAACGACTCCCCCAACGGCACCAACGAGTGGGACCTTTTTAGCCTCGATGCTGACACGCAACTACAGACCTCGTTTGAGCGTGGTCCCGAGATGGCCATCACTGCTGTCAGTGAACAACTGACGCAAAACTTTGCATCTGCGTTGTATTCCAATTTATCGCTAATCGGCTTCAACGTATTCAGCGGCAAAAGCCTGCAGGACATGCGTTCGTTCTCCGCTTTCGTCACAGGCGGTAAACCGGTGCGCCGTATCCGCACATCAGGCAACGACGAAAACAGCAACGCATGGGGCAGCGCAGCCTACCGTTACTACCCATCCAACCCAGACGGCCCGACCAGCTTTGCACCTGACATTTTCTTGGATACCGTTCTTGACACGCAAGACGGCATCGGCAACTACGCCAAGATCAACGGCATCGACATTCGTCAGCTAGCAATCAGCAAGCGCTTCTGCCAGTACAACGGTCTGTATATGGACTGCCTTGTGGCTGATCGCCAGAACTGGCGCAACTTCTGGGCAACCAACGCACCGTTCAGCCTGCTGGAATTTGCCCGCATCGGCGGCCGCGAGACACTAATACCAAGTGTCCCGTATGACCCCAACACTGGTGCTATCCGGCGCCAAATCCAAGTAAGCGCTTTGTTCAATCAAGGCAACATCCTTGAAGACAGCTACAAAGAGGAATTTCTTGACTACGACGCCAACGTCCAAGACATCATCGCCACAGTGATTTACAGGGCTCTTGACCCCACTGGTACATTTGCCGTTAACCGTTCGATCACCGTCCAGCGCAGTGACACCAACGATGCCAATGCAGTGCTGCAGTCATTTGACGCCTCGGGTTACGTCACCACAGAAGCCCAAGCAATCTTGTTCGGCAAGCTGATGTGTAACACAAGACGTTATGTGCGCTCTGCCGTCGAGTTCAA